TCGTATGTCGGAACCAGTTCGGGATAAAAGGATCCCGTAAAGAATTGGACGCCATCTAAGTGCCATACATCGTGGATCGCTTGGAGCGGCGTAGCAGCCGCTGTAAGGGCGAGAGAGACCGAGTACAGCCCAGCGCTCGTATAACTCGCTGTAGCGTTCAGATCGCCGGCTGAGGCGACGTCACCACCCACTGGGAGCGCCAACTTTGATCCAGTTGGGGAACCGTCCGAGCTGGAGTAGAATGACACTAACAGGTTGCCGGCGCCGGCGGCGGGAATATTAACCAGACGTCCGCGAATGTAGTTATAAAAAACAAGAGTGTTTAGGTTGTCGGCGGCTGGGGCCAAGGAGCTGGAGTAAAAGAAGTTTTCTCTATCGTCAGTTACTCTGCCGTCCCAGCGGGCTTCAAGAACCGGTCGTTTAAAGAAATACTCTGTGGATCTTGCAAAGAACTTCTTTGTGTAATAAGATTGCGTGGCGCCCGAGACGTTTTGTATTATGGAGCCAGAGTCTGTGCCTAAAGAACTTGAAAAATAAGCTTCCTGGCTAGCAGTGAGATGTATTCCGAAGCCATAGTTGCTGGCGAAGGCCGGGTCGGTGCCTGCTATCCATCTTTCAATAGTGTCGCTAACATCCAGGTTGATATTTTCATAGCCCTGTGGAAATGCAATATTATAGTTCGAAGCTGTGAGATAATCGCCGCCAACGTTTGTCCAGGCTGTATCGGCGCTTCGATCACCCCAGTTGGCTTGCCCTAAGTCCTGATAGTTATCCATATCAAGTCCGGCGCCTTCCGACCATGCGGCAGACACCGGGGCTACTACTAAGTTAAAGTCTTGGGGTAATGTCCATGGTGTTTCTGCGTTGAACATCTTAAGATAGAATGAGACACTGCCGGAAGCAGGTATCTTGTTAGCTGTGCGGTTGGCTTTAATTGTATCAATCGGGAACTGGATTAGGATCCGAGACAGTTCTTGGGATTGTCCGTTTGACCCAGACTCTTGTCCGTATATCGAGAAGACCTCTAGGGAGTCGGCATAGCCCATGTTGGATCCAGTGCCGCGTGTGACCAAGCCAGCTTCATAAGCGTTTGTGATGGTGGTGTCGGCACTTGCCGTATATCTGAGTATTGCCATTATCTTACGGATCCCTTGATATCAACGTTCGAAAATTTAAGCTCGAAGACTACATTATTGGACGCCTCTATCCTATGTCCGTTTGGCGACAAGTTCTGAACAAAATCATAACTTAGATCAGAATACTGCGCTCCGACCTTACCCACAATCTCAAGGTCTTCGACGTCGACGATGCCCGGGACTTTCTGGAGTACTTTATAGAAATCCGTCAACTGAATGGATTCTCCAATGTCATATTGATTCTCTATAAGATATTGGCGCAATGCGGCGTTGGCGCGATTGAGTGCCGTAAATCTATTCGTGTTAGGGTCGATAACGGCCACAAAGTTAATTCCAAAGTTGGCGATTGTAGCATCCAAGATGTCGATTGTGTCATTGATCATTTTATACTGAAGAAGCCAGCTTCTTAAGTTATTTTTTAGAGTCTGGTTTGGTACCACCAGTTTTCCGCTGGTGTTTTCGGAAACAACATAGATATTAAGATTTCTTTTAAACTCATCAAAGTCACGGGCGACAGCGACGCGTTTCACCGAACCAAACTTGCCAGGCATGGCATAACAAATTGATTGATAATCCTGGGCTGTTACAGCCCTGTTTTGAGTGGCGTAGTACCCCATGACGCGTTGTTTAATCTCTTCCGAGTTAGGTAGCGAAATATCTCCTACAAAGGGCTCCTCGTTCAAAACCTCCAGGGAACTAATCACACTGTTTCTGACTGCCTGAGATAGAGAGCCCTGAGACGTGAAACGGATAAGGGGGCTGCTTGCCTGAGTTATAGTGTTCACTCCGGCATTTGTGTCACTCACTGTGTTAACGCGATATCCAATGCGCAAAGAAGTGTTGGAAGGGGCGATACCGAATTTATCCGTGCTTATTAACTTCGTTGGGTCGAAATCAGGGTCGGATATATACGTACGCCCATTCATATCGAGTACAATATTCGAAGGATCTACTACTGATGTGTTTGATAGCTCTGAATCGGACCCATAGCCAAACTGGAGATATGTATCGTCGCCTTCGTGCTCTACTGTAAAGCGGCGGACCACAGGAACTGCCTTGAGAATGTTGCGCACTGCGGCATTCGTTGTTGAGTCTGAGTTTTTGATTGCTTGAAACACCACGTTTTGAGATAGATGGTCCACCTCAACATATTGGTGCCCTTCCGAATCTACAACGGTAAGGACTTCGGCAACATTGCGTACGCCCAGATTCACACGGCGGAAGCGCTGGAACGTTCCGACTTCGACTTCGTGAAAGGCTGTGCGCCCGGAGACGGCGCGTCCTTGGGCTCTAATCACATAGTTTGTTGGCGCGCCGGTTGAAGTATTAACTGTTCCCACTACAATCTGGTTTGTCGGAGTAGCGAAATCTACATCCTCCAGTAAAGTGTATTGTCCACCGCCCGTGGATGAGAAAATAGAGCCTGCGCGCAATACTGGGGCGTATGCTAGATTTGGACCAGCGGCAGCAGGAGCGGCCGGAATCTGTATGTAAAAGGAGAGTACCCCGTATGAAGAGGGGCTAGTGTTGAGTTTGAAGCCCATCTGTCTTGCTAGGCGTACGACATTGTTATATTCGATCGCTGTGTCCAGGAAACTCTCATTAGTTTGATAGTCTAGGTAAAAAGATAAGATATCTCCAACGTATGCTACTGTGTCCAGCATCAGTGAACCAAAGGATGCCTCACTAAAATCTTTATATGTATCAGAGTAATATCGGCGAGCGTAGTCTTCTAGATCCTTTCGGATAGAATCGAAGTCGCGGCTAGTATAATTTATGGGTTGTTGCTTTTTTGTCATTATTGAGTCTCATTAAATAGGTCTATTGACTTGTATTTCCAGCACCGATGATTGGTTAAGAGATACGATGCTAAACAAAATGCTTACTGTGACGTCATGTGGGAAGAGGTCTTGGTTATTCTCTGGGGTACTGAACCTAACGTCCTCAATGGTAATATAGTTAAGATACTTTTTTGTTTGCTGTTGAATCGCTGTAGTAATATCCATATACGTGCTCACGTTGTTCGGTTCGAAAGCATATGACATCAGTCCTACCCCGAAAGCCGGGTCCATCATTCTTTCTCCTGGGTTTGTGAGCACCAACATCTTCAAGTTTTGGGTGGCCATTTCCACATAGTTTTGGATTAGTCCGTACGGTCCCACCACCTCGCTGACTTCCAAAGGTAACCTAACTGATAATCCCGAACTCATCTTACTCCCTCGTTAGCATTCTTGTGGCGGTGGCGCTTCTTCAAGTGCGTCATTATCGTCGAGTGCATTCCTAACTAGTTCTAATAGCAAATAAAGTAATCCTATTGGGCTCGGGGGAATCATGAACATTCCAGGAATCGTACCTGTAAAGTCAATACCGTCTAGTGAGACCGAGGGCATGTAATCGCCGCGGAGGAGTTCGTCCTCGAGTCCGACCGCGTCCAGGATGCCCCCGAAGGCGACCTCTAGGGGATCCAGAAGCCCGGCTTCGACAAAACATAATACAACCTCCATTAAAGCCTGTCCTGTGATGTTGGTGTGGATGGGGGGATTAGCGTTAGCTAGACTTTGTTGTATTTCTTGTGCAACAGGGTTAAGATATTCGATGCCCTGGTCGAATGCTGTCGCGGATCCAATCTTAATGATCTTTGTGATAGCCATGTGAGGATCGATCATTTCAACCAATCCCTCCAAAATCTTAATAGGGGTCTGGATCAACATTCTCAAGATGAACTCGCGAGCATTGACATCAAATTCTCCAGCCGAATGCCTAATAGCTGCTGCTGACGCGGGACGGCTGGTGTCCGGTTCCATCTGGAACTCATCATCATTATTGATTGTGTTCAGTAAGACTGATAAGGCGGCGCGCTTCGGCGGAAGCATGGCTTGACCTATTCCACTAAAATACTTTTCGGTTAAATAAAGATTTTGGATAAGCGGGATCGCAGTGATCAGATCCTCATTGAAGGTAGTGGCAAAGTACTTCTTATAGACGCGTCGTTGGGAGATCGCATTGATTTCGCCGCCCGTAAGCGATTCAACAAAAGTGAAGTTTTCTGCTACATCTTCTAGCAGATCTTCCAGTTGTTGTTGCTGTACCTCTTCGCCTGCGTCCAGGGCTGCTTGCACTGCGTCGGGGTAGTCATCAATGGCTTCCCGAAAGTAGTTTAGTCCTGCGTCGATGTTTCCTAAGATTTTTGGGATGATGCTTCGGTCTGAGAAAACCGTGCTGAAGTTATTTGAGAGGGGCTTAAGTTCAGACCCATAAAGTACATTGTGTAGGGCGTATAAGCGAATAATGATTCGTAGAGCACAATACATTTCGAGTGGACCGTATTGTTGATCCGACGCGTCAAGAGATCCAGGCGGTACAACATATCCGAAGGTAAAGGCTGCCGGTGGGGGGGCGAGTCCGCCGGTGTAAAGACCTTTGAAGCTGTTCTTGGAGTTAATATATATGTTATCTTCCTTAACAAAGCGATTTCCAGTGGAGGTATCAGTGAGGATCCAGTTATAGAAGCTTTCGCTGTCGCTGACCGCTGCAAGTCGATTTAATTCCATGTTCATCTTAGAATGTATCGTGGTGGTTGAATTTGATTCTCCTAAAAGTGGGGCTCTTCCGGCGAGCCAGTCCTGGTATGTGCGCGGTATGCCGTTACTTGTACCGTAGTTATGCGGGGGGAGCGGATAGGGGTTTATATTGTTCACTTCTATGGCGGTGGCGATCAAGCTGTTTGCTGCTCCGAGCAGATCCCACCAGTCTTCTCGCCTGGTCTCGTCAACCGAGGTCCATCCGAGTGTTGCAGTGCGAGGTCCGATATTGGCTGGTGGTGCGCCGCCGAAGGCGTCGATAGTACCAACGCCAAATCCGGTATTGGGATTGAGATCCTGGTATACATACATGGGTTCTAATTCGAGCGCTGATGTTCCGAGTTCGAAGATCGCCGCTATTTGTCCTGTTGTTAAAAACTTTGACATTTTTTATCCTATTCTACTCCCGATATTATATCGCTGAGTCCTGATGCAATCCCCTGCAGAACCGCAAATCCTTGCTGAGAGATATTTGCTGATATTCCTTCGAAGGAACCCATGCCCTCTTCCGGACTATCGAGACCAGAAGCTCCTATACTAGAGCCGATCGCTGGCGCGCCGAACATCTCAGTGTCTATTGGGTTGCGTCCGGTGACTCCGACGGTGCCACCCTCTCCGTCACCGAAGGGTCCTGCCCAGATCTCGGAGCCTACTTCTCCTTTGAGAGTGACAGTCGCCAGTCCGGTCTCCTCATTGGTGCCCACAGTAAAGTCGCTACCCGAATCATCATCCGAATCGTCACCCGAATCGTCACCGCCTTCGGTAGGATCGCTATCATCGCCTTCATTAGGATCCCAATCGGGGTCATTTCCGTCTAGTCCATCGCCCAGATTAGCCAAATTATTCAGGAAATCAAGTCCGGCTGGATTGGCGCCAATACCAGCAAGATCTAAATTATTCATCATGCCTGGTATATCTGCCCCGAGGTTGCCGAGTTGAGTAATGAGTCCATCAATCTCAACGATCATGTCTCGAACCATTGCATCACCGCCGGGGGTATTGTACACATAAGAACCGACGCCAGGTAGTCCTATGTTTATCGCGGAGATGTTATCAGGGTCGAGGAGTACATCGTCGTTGATCATTTCAGAGAGGGTGGTATCTTGAGCCAAAATCTGCACGCGGCGGATTGTATCGTCATCAACACCGAGTTCTTGCTGGAATGCCCACGAGCCGTCATCACCGGGGTTGCCATATGTTGGAGGCGAACCGAGGGCCGGGGTATTTTCAGCCATATGATCTCCGAGAGGACCTGTATATAGATCCTGGATCAGGGGCACAGCTTGTGCGCCGGCGGTGTTGTCCATGATATCATCGTTGCCGACATCCGCATCGACCACATCGGGGATCCCGTCGTCGTCGGTATCCGTCAATAGATCGGCTATTTCCTGCAGATTCTGTGGCTCGGGATCATAGGGAGAGGTGTCATCAACAACGGCTGGTGCTTCGCCGGCATCATAGAACCACAGTGAATAGAGTATTCCCACTGCAGTGAATCGTTTTACAACGAAGACTGTGGGCTGCTGGGCGAAGATTACGTTCGCAGCGACTGTGACTTCAGCAATGGTCGGGGCGATCTCATTCGTGATCTCCAACACTGGGTATGTTGACAAGAGCGCGAGGTTCATAGGCAGAACAGAGTTGTTGCGACGGGCGCGGCGGATGGTGTTATTTATCGGGAAGCGGGAGGAGTGTAAGCGTTCTGCTAACAGATATTCAATTATGTGGTCGAAGCTTTGTGGTGGCGTGGGTCCCGCTCTGCTTCCCGTAAGTGAAAGGAGATGCTCGTTCATCGTGAAGAGTGTTCCGGCGGGGAATGCTATGTTCTGTGGCGTCTGGCTGTATCTGATCCCACCGGTTTCTCGGATGCTTTTGCGCTGGATTTTGGCATTAAAGTACGCAACAAGATTCTCTTCTACCTTATCCTTGTCCAGTTCACTAAACATTGTTCCGCGGAGTTTCGCGGTATCTAAAAATTTCACTATTGACTGGGTGACCTGAGTCTTAAAGTATTTAAATAGGAACCCGTCTGTGTTTGTCAATAGGCTGTCGATTGTAAACGCCGAGAACACAAAGATGTTTTTGAGGATGAACTCTGCAATGTGGATTTGAATGAGCAGTAAGTACAATCCATACTTCACGATATTTCTTACTTTGTCCCGAATAGTGAGTCCCTGGAGTGCTCGGCCGGTCTCTCGATCCTTCAAAACCGGTGTGTTACAAGCTTGCTCTCGATATTCTGCCGACATAGCATCAAGGATTCCGTTGACATCCAGAAGGTCGGATACCTCGTTTGGGGGACAGTTTTCGTTAACATAGAAGAAGTTCATGGCTTGAAGTTTTGCAGCTGTAAAGATGCCGTTGTCCAGAACATACTTGAACATCCCATCTACGAGAGCTGAGTATGCTTGGGGGAATCGGAAGGTTTCAGCTTCGATAGCATCAGCGTTTGTGAGAATTAATCCTGACTCTGTGGCCGCGGCACGATATGCATCCACAAACTGATCTACATATGGGTTGGCGGCGCGATCTGTCGTGTAATCAGAAAAATCATCCAAGTACTCTGCGTCGACGCTGGCGAGAGAATCCGAGAACTGTGTATCGATTACGGTGGAGCGGAAATCTATAACAATACGCGGGTTGTCGAGTTCTTCTCGGGGATAGCGGATTCGGAGGTAGTCTTGGTCTTTAGCTTGTATGAGGGGCATAGCGGGCGATGGAAAATTAAATTTTATGCACTCTGAGTAATAATCTCCAGGCTGTGGTCCTGGCGGGAATTCCTCCTCTAATGCCAGGGACGGCTGCGTTTCGCCTGCCATAAGTGCTGCTATCGACGCATCGAGGTCCACTGGTGGTTGCGGAGGAACGCGGAAAGCATAGAAGTTTCGCTCAACAGTAAGGGGATAGTTCTCGGGCGTTGCTGAATATGCGTACTGTGATGCATCAATATAGTTACTAAAGTCGTTTAGGAACTGGCGATTAAAGTCGTAAGTTTGAACAATGGGGGAGGAAATGCCGCCGCCGCTGTCGGCGATGCCAGCAAGCCTTGTTCCGATGTTAGAAAGAGACTCCTGGAATGCTGGGTCGTTTACGGCGCCTTCGATCTCCCCTATCACATCGATTCCTGAAGACATAAGGGCTGCGATATCTACCCCTAGGAGCTGTGAAGGTGGCGGGTCGCATGCGTCCTCTATATCCTGGACCCCATCGGCGATCGTGCTTATCGCATCGCGGATCGTATTTAATATGTCCTTGTTTATACCCTGTAGGCTTCCGGTTGCTTCGGTTTGCCTTCCCATTTCGGCGACCCTATCTAATCGACGCATCGTCTCAGAGTTATCCGTATTCTTGATGTCCGGCTCCAAAAGAATCTCTTTTATTGCTTCAGCTGAGTTTATGAACTGCAGTTCGACAGATTCGGCAATCGTGCTGAATAATTCAGGGATTGCCTTTGTGAGTGTAGGATCGTTGACAAAGTTTGCGCTGTCCGGACAGTCAAAGTTGATAGTAGGATATTCAATCTGTAATCCATTTTCTATCACTTCGAGAAGATCATCGAGGTTGGTGTCTAGAATGAGACAAATATCGTCGGAGTTTAACTGATATACTTCATTTGCTATAGTTTCGCATAGTTCTGTCACATCGACAATGGCAGCAACGTCTAAAAAGAACCCCATTATCGAACTTTCTGTGTTCAAATACTCGGAGACCTTGTCGAGAGCGTATTCCTCATTGAAGTCTAGAATCCTATCAATCAGCTCGCCTGTTACATTTTCCTGACTAACGAACAGATTGCACATATCAACAGAACTTAGGATCGTCGAAATGTCTCTTAGATACTGTCTCAGTTGTGACGGCGTGAGATTGTTCTTCTCCGAGATCCTATCCATTCGGTCACCCCGGGGGGATGCTAGGTTTGTATTCGGATCGGGGCGAATGTAATCCTCTAGATTGTTCGCGCCGTAATCAGTGGCACGGGGATTTGTGAGCGGGCAGGTCTCTCGGATTAGGTTCACTAGTTGCTTGATCGCCTCAAGGGCAACTTCCTGTAGGGTGTTTACTAGAACGCCCAAGATTATCTCACTTACGTTTCCATCTTTTAATCTGGGCTTAAACATGGATTCGTCGATCTTTGGAATAACAATGGTCTTGGGCGGTTTCGGCTTCTTATAATAGTTGCGCGCGAGGACCGCGGTCAACGAGTTTCGAACTGCTTGTGTAATACGGCTCGTTTCTATGTTGAGTCCGGCTGTCAAACAGATGACGATTTCTTTTGCCAATGCATCAAGTCCCAAGGTCCTAAACACTTTAGAGATAGTTTTGCCGGCTGCTGAGCGGTCTAGCAGTCCCAGCGGGCCCTTATTCATAACATCGTCTATAACACTAGTAACCTCAATTGCATTCTTTAAAACTCTTGTTTTCTGGCGGGCAGCGACTTTACGATAAATCGCGGGATTGTTGGCAACTTGAGCTTTCAGCTTATTAATCTCTTCTGTGGTGAAACTATCGGTAAACCCTTTTTCTAGCTCCTTAGTGTCAGAAATGTCGATCAGTCCGAATTCTGCCGCAACCTTGAGAAATTCTGCCTGCATGGCTTTTTGTGGCTCAGTGTCAACGTCCAGAACCAAAGAGCCGCTAGCTTGGGCAAGAAGATTGAACTCGTTGCCTAGACTCTGCATGGTTTCGGGATTGTTTAAAAAATCCATAAAGTTGAAGCCGGCTGTGGCTCCGTAGCCACCGTTGCCCCCTATCGCTAGGCTTTGAACTCCATTGATAATATTCCGATAGTCTTTGAGGACCGCCAAACTAAGTGGGTCTTTAAAACTTCTATGATACAGTGCGTAGGAGAACTCGCCTACTTTCAGATGCTGCGATTCGATCGACTCTTCGACTATAAGGTATTCTATGCCTGTTACAACTGCCTGCCCCTTGTCACCAGAACCGAACTGAATAGTCATAGTGTCGGCGTCGGTGATTCTCACACCGGGTGATGCTTGCTTGATCTGGTGCATTAACTGCTGCACGATCATATTAAGGATCATCAGGGTAGAGTTTTGCAGTGATGTGAAGTTGACATTAATATTAAGCTGTCCTTCAAAATTTCGCTGCTGTGTATCGAAGGTTCTTAGTCCATTGTTTAAAAGATTGTTGTCCTGGAGAAGTGTGCCAATAGTGAGGATCGTCTGTGAGTTGGTATTGGAGAACTCGTTCTTTTCTCGGAAAAAGGCAGCGTTGTCTGCGAACGAGGGCATCTTATCTTCCTCAATCCACTGCTCCCGGGTGGCGGCAAAATCATAATACGTGTTTAAGACGACAAGGCTTTTGTTGGGATTGGCAACAGAAAAGAAAGATTCCAGTTGTACACTACGGCGGACTTCGCTAATAATGCCTTCCACCTCATCGATCGTGGTATCCTCTGGTAACATTCCTTCAAACTGATTAGGTTCATATAGGAAAGTATAAAACTCGGGGAAATAATAAGTAATATAATACTCTACCGCCTTGCCGCGGAGAAAGTCGATGTCTTCACGGTTGTTTTTGTTCACCTTCAACTTTAAGCGATATAGCTTGTCGTTGTCAGTGTAAAAAGGTATTTTAACGTCTTGGTTTATATACCTTTTGGGAGCTGGGTTAATGGTGGGGATGGTGGGCATAAGACTAGTTGGTGCTATTATACTTACTCAGAATATTTAAGCCAGCGCCGGGCCCTCGATAATCCTTTTCAAACAAGTCTACGGTGTCAGCAACTTTTACAAATCCTAAATAGTTGGTTTTTATCAATGCTGTCTTTGTTGCATGAAGGGGAAGCTGCGCCGTGACATCTGTTACTTTCTCTATTAGGGATTTTATATGCTCCGGCATACTTCTAAAATCGGGCGCGTCCGGGGAACCAAAAAAGGCTCCATGGTGATTGTGGTTAATAAGTGCCCGGGTCATCCCGCGGTCGGCCTCTACAAAGTTGTTAAACAGTCCGCGCAGCTCATCGACAGAGTCTACAATCGCCGCGAGGCACAACTCCAGGTTCTCACCTTTCACCAGTGGCTGAAGGCTGCTGTTGTCGTCTAGTGCAACAAGATCAATGCCATACCCCATGGTACTTATATTGCTGATATCACCGCCGAGGGAGTTATATTGATCGGTGCGTGTGACGAGTTTGATGTTTTCGCGGCCGACGATACGGATTGTGTCTGCTTTTAATGCTACTGCGCTGCGGGGCGATTCCTCCCATGTGCCACCGACGCCGCTGCTCCAATCTGTGTCAAGATTGAGTATGCCATCGATATCACATTTCTGGGATATGTATACGCGGGCTGCATCCATAGTCATGTTCGGGTCGACGTTCAATAGTTTTCCTTTGCGATTACGCTTGCGTCCCTTAGCTCCACTGCGACCAACGACGATATCTATAGATGCAACATGAGATCCCATCCTTTGAGAGAGAAGGTTATGGGGGCGGTCGAGCCCCAATACTATAAAAGCGCCACCCTTCTGTATCACGCGTTCGTTTTGAGATTTGTTATATTGGGGTACGTCGAAGTCTGAGCGAGCGTGTTCGCCATAGCCCAGATATTCTGCTTTCTCGTCCTCAGATAAAGATTCATAGCGGCTGCGCTCGGCGTCCGACATTAAGTCTAAGTTTACTGCTTTTGATTTATTGTTGCTCATGATAACCAATCATCCTCAGGGGGTGGATCTTCGGGCAGAGTTGAAGAGGTGGGCGCCGGTCCGACTGGTGTGATTGACCCCTCAGCAGCGTCGATTTCTGCTAAGGTACCGCCGTTCCAGAATCCCTGGGCTGATATCTGCTGCTTGAGGGTCCCGCCGACTGTCTTGGCATACTTTACACTACTAACAGAGACTCCTGGGTCAAGGTGATAATGATCTCCCTCAACAAGCACTTTTACAGTTGTCAATCTCATGACATCAAGCATTAACTCTGTCAATGCAGCTGGAGGGGGTTTTGAGGGGGCGTCGGGCAATTTGTCTCTGCTGCTGGCTATTACCCAACTTATGTCAAAGGCGCCGCGGCTGTGGGCTGCATTTGCGATCCAGGAGAGCTGGGCAGCACGGCGGATGGTTGCTTCTCGGTCGTACAGCGTACTATCGAATATTGCCCGAGCTTCTTTGCCGTTTGTTGTTCCATAGATGTCAAGGAGCCATTGTCCCTTTGGTTTCTTTGAGTTGTGATTATTCAACATTACTCTAGCCTGATTATAAGCATTTCGATATCCGCTAGATACACGAACGTATTTGCCCTTGGCGGTCGCGGCTTGCTGAATGGCATCAAGAAGGTTCCGGGTCGCGGGCAGATCCTTAAACACCGAGTTGGAGCTTCCAGGGATGACCCTGTCGTGGTGGAGTGCCGGATCTATCTCGTCCTCAGGCATGAGTCCTGTCCCGGGTCCTATTACAGAAGGAATGCCCTGCTTAAACTTAATTTGACCATTAATAGCGTCGATGGTTAGATTTTTAATTGCTAGCGCATCATCTGAAGCTTTTACGATTTTGGGACCGAATAGATTACCCGGGTCCTCATAACGTACTGTGACGAAGGCTCCGAGTCCAATGTCTGCGTGCCCGCCCTCTGGCAGATCTACACCGACATCGGGATAGTTGAAGATGATGGGATCCGCGAAGCTGGTTGGGGGACAAAGTGGCTGCAGCTCTGGTATGTAAACCTTGTATAGGAACTGATTGATATCGACGTCTTGGACTTCCGCTTCATCGCCTTCTTCTGCGGCCTCCGGAGTGATCGTGGCAAAACTATTGAGGACCGTAGGGCGATAGTCGTAAATGGCAGTTGTTAGTACTCTCCGTCCCACCACAATACCATAAAACTCGGCTCTTCCCCGTAAGGTGTCACGAGCGAAGGCTTGTTCGGTCGCAATGCGGAGGGCCGCAACAGGGTCAGTTCGCCTTCTGTCTCCCGAGGCGTTGTTGTCATTCTCCTGCAGGTTGTTAAGCTGACCGTACGTTATTTCTTTTAGCTCGATGCCACCGTCTGCCATCAGCTTTTATCCTCATTCAACAAATCAAACAGTTGTTCCTTGTCATCTTCTGAGAGTCCGACGTTGGTTACTTTTTGTCTCTGTAAGATTGATGCCAACTTAACCATCTGCTCGTTGGAGCGCTGAAGGTTTTCCACAAACTTAGCTGCGATGGGACCCATTTCGCGACGATCCGTTGCGGACGCAGCCATATCGGTCATGACGTCAATGAGAAGAGACTTCGCCATGGCGCGGTCTTCTCTGATGTTTTTTGTGGTCTCTTCTAGATATTCTTCTAGGCTTAGATCTCGCCGTTTTGCCATTTGCTCTTGAACGTCCTATATCTTTTTCTTAGTTTGTTAAGATTATTCACGACTTGTTTGGTATTCAGTCCCGTAATCTCCCTAAGATATAAGTAAATAGCTTTTTTGTTAAAAATTTCTATTTGATCCGCTGAATCAAACAGGATCCTGACGGCCATGAGAACTCTTCGCTCGTTATCTTTGAGCATAAAGGAGTCCCAAGTATCAATCTCATGATTCAGCGAGTTCCAGAATTCAAGCTCTGAGCGCGCTTGCAAATAAGTTGGCTCCTGAGAAATCAGATTCTCATCTAACTGGTGGAGAACATCCTCCATGAAGACCTCAGTTTGATTTCGCTTCTTTGTTCTCTTGACTTTGTGAATGAACCAGTTCTTCGTTACAACTGAAAAGTATGAGAAGGCTTTGGAGCCCTTATTGGGGTCATACTTGTTTAAGATCGTTGTGAGCCAGACCTTACAATCGGCTTTAAGATAATCGATGTTGGGGAGTGTTGTGAATCGATAAGTGTAAATAATCTTATCAACCATCTGGTCAAATGCGGGCTGGATGTATTCTTCATACAACTTACCTCGGAGGTCTCGGTCCTCCGTGTTGGCATATTTTACGATTGCATCTTCGTGGACACTTGTAAAATAATGATTCTTTTTTGACTTCTTACGCTTCTTCTTCTGCGGCGGCATTGAGTTCGTCCTCTAGTTCTGTGTCTAGATTATGTTCAAAGATGTCTCTGAACCTCTCTAGCTCTGCGCCCATGTCTCCGACTCTTGTTATTAGCTCTTGGATCATGGGCTCTCCGTGATAGCTATCCATACTGTACATGGATCCTAAGAACACTTGAAACGCTTTCGTTGTCAGAAATAGATCTGCTAGGTTTTCCGATATGAAAACAAACTTTCTTAATAGTTTTATGATATACCAGATTAGTAATCCGTTTAGGACTACAGCCATGGCCAATAATAAATAAACTTGCATTATGTTGTTTTTAGTGTTTCTTGTTTTTGTTGCTTAAGTTCTTCGCGGGCGTCCGAGATAAACTCCTCTGTGACCCGGCCGGTCTTCTTGGGGGCTGTCGTCTTCGGTGCTGTACTAAATCGGCTAAGCAACTTTGTCATGCTATCAGTATGCTCGCACTGGTCACAGTCGGTTACTGTTTCCGTGGACAGATGCTGAAGGATTTGAACCTTTTCGCATTTGCCGCAGCGGTACTGGTAGCGTGGCACTATCCTAGCCCTCTGGGACCAGGACGCCAGAGTCATTGTCTGCTGTGTCGTCGTTCAGTTCGACTCCTGCAAGGGAGACCACCGGTGGGTTGGTGACCATAAGGGTGCTTTGGGAACTGTCAGCTGCGTCGACTTGAAAGTTCATCTCTTTTAAGACAGGCACAATGTCACTTTGTTCCATTAGTGACTTCTGGAGAGCCATCATCAGGGCTCCGACTGCTTGGTTTGATAGTTTCATTTTATTCTCCTTGTATTGATTTTAAATCAGTATCATACATCATGTGCGCTAGCTCTTCAAATGAGACGCGGGGCGCCCAATTTAGCGCTTCTTTTGCTTTTGAAGCATCCCCCAACAGATGGGGTACCTCATGGGGACGCATATATCGAGCATCGATACCCACATAATTCTTATAGTCGCCGAGTCCGGCATGATGAAATACACATTCTAAAAACTCACGCACCGTATGCGCTTGTCCGGTAGCGATCACATAGTCATCCGGTTTCTCTTGCTGCAGCATCAGCCACATAGCCTCGACATAGTCCCCAGCAAAACCCCAGTCGCGCCGTGCGTCTAGGTTGCCAAGCATCAGCTTGTCTTGCAGTCCCATTTTAATCCTGGCGGCGGCCATAGTAATCTTCCTAGTTACGAACGTTTCTCCTCGGCGAGGGGATTCGTGATTAAATAGGATGCCACTAGAAGCATGCAAACCATAGGACTCCCGATAATTTCTCATCAAATTATGGGCAAATAATTTCGCACAAGCATAAGGTGATGCCGGGGTCATCAGTGAAGTCTCCGAGAAGGGCACCAGGGGGTTGTCACCATACATTTCAGATGAAGAGGCTTGGTAGAACCGGGCATCCGGGCATAGTTGTTTATATGCGTTCATCAGGCGCAGTGTTCCCATAGCCACTGAGTCTACCGTTTCCTCCGGGACTTCAAACGATACTCTTACATGGGACTGGGCGGCTAAATTATATATCTCATCGGGATTATAGTGATGAAGGAGCTGCCAAAAGCGGCCGGCGTCATGCAGGTTGCCATATTCCAGTTTAAAGTTGACGTGATTATATATTTCGTCAACTCGCTCGGTATTAATCAGACTTGTGCGGCGCTTGACACCGACGACTCTATAGCCCTTGGCTAACAAGAACTCTGCTAAATAGGATCCATCCTGTCCGGTAACACCGGTAATTAAGGCTGTTTTCATCTTATTGCTCAATTTTTAGTTAACTCCTCTAACATTGGGATAGTTCATTATAAACCACTCTATGGTGTTTTTTAATGCTTGATTAAGTTCGGTATACTCGACACTAATCAATTTTTTGAATTTTGCAGTACTAGAAGGCTTTCTAAGCTGCCCTGACGGCTTTTTTGTGTCCCATTCTATCGGGCCCGAATATCCTATTATAT